GTGCAGCATCCGCAGACTATGCCAAATATTTCTTACCATTTAGTCGACTGATGCATGATATTGGCCCTAGCAGTTGGGCAATGAAACAGGCTGATAAGATTAAGATACAGCATCAGTGGACTAATGTAGTAACAGTCAAAGGACAAAGTCCATTTATGCACGAGCCCAATGATGGTGTAGTGACTATTGCTAGTCAAAAGCACCACGCAGATATGGAACTAATAGAAGTAGATTTTAACCACTATGAGGTTGTGCTTAGTGACGTAGTGGTTGGGCTTATTCAAGAACGAGTAAACAAGTTCAAGAAATAAGTTGACTTGTAAAGACTAGGCATATATAATAGTACATAGAGAAAAACAAATATCTATGTAAACACAGACATTAAACACACAGGAGATTATTATGTCAAATTTCGAAACACCAAAATTGCCAGAAGTTAAATTTAACAAGAACGGATATGAAATCCGCACAGATATCTTAACCATGGCCAAGTCTATGGTAACTGAAGACTTTAACGCTAAACTCTATGGTTGGGAGCTCGCGCAGACGCGCAATGAGCAGGGACAGATTGTTACTACAGTAGGTATGCCGCAGTTTCCAGGGATGGAAAAAGTGCTCGAAGCTGCTGAAAGAATGTACGGATTCGTTAATAGCGGCTTGAAGAAATAAATTATTGGCGCATAGCGCCTTATATATTGTAGTAATAGATTGGACTCTTCGGAGTCCTTTCTGTTGACATCCTAGCAAAAATATAGTATAATACATGCATGAACATATATTTAGACATGGATGATGTGGTTGCCGCTTGGCATTACCGCGCACAAGAGATCTTAAAACTACGTGTTGCTAAAGACAGTGACCGTATCCCCCAAGTAGAATGGGACAAGCTCAAAGAGGACCTACGTTTTTACCGAGACTTGCCCTTAATGGAGGGCGCACATGAACTAGTTAATATGTGTAAGCAGTATATTCAGCGCAATCCCCAATATACACTACGATTCCTTACAGCATTACCGCATGACTACTCTATGCCATTGGCCGTATATGACAAGGTTCATTGGGGAGATAACCACTTCCCCGGAATACCAGTTACTATTGGTCCTTTTAGTTTTGACAAATGGCGCCATTGCAAAACCCCAGGCGATATCTTGATTGATGATAGACACAGTAACTGTAAAGAATGGGAGGCAGCAGGCGGAGTAGCACATATCTATACCACCTGGGATAACTGCAAGCCTTGGCTTGAGACAGTACTCAAATAAAAAGCCCCGCAAGGGGCTTTTTTAATGAGTCTATAATTTATAGACCGCTTGCGCCAGTGCTTGCCCATTCACGAGCACCATTTGGAAGTGTGCGCTCACAAGCTAACTGTGCTACTAGTGTTGTTACAATACCAGCAACGACCGCAGCACAGCTTTGCGGGATAACCATTGCGCCTGCTGCCGCATCTATTGACTTAGCAAGCGTAAATGCAATAGCATCTGTTAAGATCTGTTTGTTCTTGTTACCAATTGCCTTGCGTACATCTGCTGAGATCCAGATCAATTCAACAAATGCCTGTGCAGTCAAGTCGACTGCGGTGCCTAATGCAACAGCACCAACTGTTTCTTTAGCAGCCAAATACAAGATTGCAGTTGCGCTTAGTGGAGCAGTTGCCGCAGTAGTTGTCGCTACGCTAACTGGCTCTGGACGATATAGCAGTGCTGCGAAGATAGTACCAAGAGCAATGCTAACACCAATTTGACAGTAGTTGGCTTCTGCCCACTCTGCAATCAATTCACCGGCGTCTGCTACAGCATACGCACCTTGCTCAAGGCCGTGAACAGCAAGTTTACTGCCAGCCTCGATATCATTCATAGCAGCAGCCGCTACGTTAGCAGTTGCCATTGCGCCTTTTGTTGCTGCAACTTTTGCCTGGCCAGCTGCACTAACTGTAGTCTTGTTAATAGCATTTACTGTGTCTGTCGCGGCCTTGGCTGTTTTAGCAGCAGCATCGGATGTGGCCTTAGCGGCAGCATCGGCCTGACGTTTAGCTTCAGCAGCAGCGTCCTGTGCTGCCTTGGCAGTTGCATTAGCTGTGTCTGTTGCAGTTTTAGTGGTTGTATCTACTACTGTGTTAGTAACCTTAGTAGTTGTATCGGCTACTTTGTTAACTGTCTTGCTTGCACTTTTTATAATTGATTTCAAACTCATGATATTTTTCCTTTATTCGTTTTTAGATGATTGTTTTCCGCCTAAGTATCCGCCAATAATTCCTATTAGTCCTGTGATACTCATTTTCATTAGCGTGATGATTTCTGGATCTAGAACTCTGTCAGTTCGCATGGCAATCATGTAATCACCTAAAATAACTATGCACAGCAGAATCATTATTCCTGTTGCTAGCATACCAACTATATAATCTGCAAACTTCATTGTACTCTCTTATTAACTATTAGGAATATTTAGTGGTTAACAATCAGTTGGAACACAATTGTGATAACTGGTATAATAATGCCAAATGCTCCTAGAAATATCATACCGTTTAGTATCGCCTCTGCGGTGTCTTCTTTCTTCTTCTGTTTTAACTTGTCCTATTATACGCCGCCAGCCCGGCGAGTATTCTTAACTCCAATACCTAGATGAATCCAAGCTATCCCAATAGGCCTTGTTGTTGCGGTTGACAAAGTTCTTGATTAAGTACTTGGCCATCCCAAGATAGCCCATCTTCTTGAACCTACGACTATCCTGTCCAAAGTGATGGCGGAGGATTCTAAACTTTCTTGGACTGTACTTTCTAGATAGGAAGAAGTCCTCGGAAGTTGAAAACTGTTCAGGAAAGCCACCGAGCTCTTCAAAACGATCTTTACGAGTAAGCATGAATGCTCCGACGGCAAATGGAGAGAAATATTTTATTGTGTGGTTGATTAAGTTAAATGCGGTGAATCCAATCTTTGCTCGTAAGTCATTGTCATAGCATTTGATGTTTAGTCCGATGAGATCTAGGTTCTCAGACTCGATTAAATTGACAGCATCTTTAATCACAGTGCCTTTAAAGAACCGCACATCGGCATCAATGAATAGAATGTAAGGAGTAGTCACTAGCTGTGCTCCGCTGTTCTTGGCTATAGAAACAGGACCACCTTCGATGATTTCGACCTGCAATGCGCCTTTGTTATCTTGTATAACTTGCCTAGTACTATCAGTAGAGCAGTCAGCTATGATAACTCTGGTATCACCTATATCTTGGTCGCGTAGAGCATCTAACAAATGATGTATATAGTTTTCCTCATTCTTACAAGGTACCACAATGGTAATGGTATCACTTAATTTCATTGTTTCTTGCATTGACCTGTTACCTTAAAATTTTTAAACTTTAGTTGCCACTGGATCGTGTTTAGAGCTTGCTCGCAACTCTGTTGGTCCGGAAATTGCATCTCCACTCTCCCTGGCTGATCGGTTGGGTCGTTTACGTGCATTGCTATTAGTATCAGTATCCACATCGTCGCTCTCCTTGGTCCAAGTTACAATTTCCCAACGGCCACAGTGATGTTCTACCAATGCTGTGCATGATTCAACCCAGTCGCCGTCATTCATATACACAATGCCATCTATCTCTTTGATCTCTGCATGATGTATATGTCCACATATAACACCATCAAATCCTCGCTTCTTGCAGTAGGCCACTAGGTTCTTTTCAAACTGGAATATAAAGTCCACAGCCTTCTTAACTCGTGCTTTGAGATATTGGCTAAGGCTCCAGTAGCCAAAGCCCATACGATGCCGGATCCAGTTAAATTTACTGTTAGCAGATAGGATAAAGTCATATGCCTTATCGCCTAAGAATGCCAACCAGGGCGCTAGTCTAGTAATACCATCAAACAGATCGCCGTGTGTGACTAGGTAGTGTTTGGTGTCTACACCTATGTGTTCAAATTGATTAACAACTTCTACATTACCAAAGTTAATACCATAAGGCATAAGAGGTCTTAGAAATTCATCGTGATTGCCTGCTACGTAGATTACTCGTGTGCCACGTTTAGCGTGTCCAAGTATACGTCTTACAACGTTGGTATGACTCTGCTTCCAACGCCATTTGTTTTGTTGTATACGCCAAACATCTAATATATCTCCCACGAGATAAAGTGTTTCGCATGTGTTGTGTTTAAGGAAATTGTTGAGTTTGTCTGCTTGACTATCTCTAGTGCCAAGGTGAACGTCAGAAATAAAAATACTGCGATAAGTTTTTAGCATAGTGCTAATATTTATCGCAGCATCGATTACAGTTTGATTACAAAATTAAATTTATTTTGTAGCCGTAAAAAGGTGCTCACTTTAAGATATCATTCCGGAGCACGACTTCCTTAATATCTAGCCCAGCAGCCGGGCAACCCAAAAGCAACGCAAGCGTTCCTAAGGTAGGGTATTCTATTTTATAATAACAGTGGTGTTTTCACGCATTGTATTTATATTGCTTTCTCAGTGTCTTCGCCTTTCTTCCAACCTAACAGGTATTCAGCTTTCCAATCGTTCTGAGCAAACGATTTGAGATCCTGCCACTGTGTTCTTTCCTTCCAAACACGATTAGCAGCATCTTGCCAGTCATTGTGGCGGATGGCATATTCTACATTAAACATACGAGTGTTAAAGTAATCGTAGTCATTGCTGTCGAACTCTACGTGCAGGACTTCAAACACAGTTCCACAAGGTGCTACTGCATCCAGTGCAAAATCGAATCCCCACTTAACGCGAGTTCGTAATAGATAGTCAGCGGTAGGCACTGTAGCTTTTAATTTTTCTAACTGTCTTTGAGCTCCATCGCTATAATTACAACGGCATAGAAACATTGCGTGATCTAATATAAGTCCTAGGTCATCTCGTTCTAGATAGAACCACGGTTGTTGCCAGCAGCAATGATTTAGTATAGGTATATCTATAGGATAATTCATAGCAGCGTAAAACTTCTGTTCTGCTTGATTCAGTTCAAAACCATCTTTGTCGTAGTATTGGAAATCGTTAGGCTGCAGATCGACTGGATTGGTACAGACTGGATTAGATATTAATGTTATGTCTTGTCTAGCAAACAAAGTTATTCCCCCTATTGTTGCGTGTTAATCCTTGGCAGTTTTAGCAGCATCTTTCCATGCCTGTGCTGTAGGAGATCCTGGAGCACCTTGCTTTCTACTGGTTCCGGCCTTCTTGCGTTTGTTTACATTATAGTAAAGACCTTTCTTAGCAGCCTCGTGCATACCGAAGTTGCCTTGCATACGCACTTGTTCTATATCGTTTTTTTCTGCGTAGTAGTCTACATACAGGGCTAGCTTGAAATCTAATATAGTTAACCCTTTAACGTCAAAGGTACTTGTCTTAACTGTGACTTCCGATACATCTTGTGTGACTTCTGCAAAGTGATCCAGCTTCTCTGACAGTCTGTTAACAAAACCCACAAACTCTAGTGCAAGTCTGTGATCTTTGGCCACGTACTTGGCCTGAAGTGTGAGGTGATCTAGCATTTCCCAGTCTGGTAGGTATTGTGATTTTAAATCGTTAAGGTCGTCGTTCTTGGGCACAAATTCTTCTATGCCTTTGCTGCGAAACTTGCCTTCTACTATATCCATAAGGTCTCGAATGTTCATTGTGTTCGGTCCTTGTTGTCAATAGAGCCGCCTGCTACCCATGCACTACAGGCTCGGGTACCTGCACACTTAAAATGTAAAAAATTACAGTATCCTAGGTCCGCTTTGTGTATTGATGCCATAGCATCTACTGCCTTGTCGTCGCCTTGGATCCCAGATTCTATACAGGCCCACATAGTGTCTGATACATCAAAGGAAGAACAGTTTTCACACTTCATTGTCTTGGCAGTCTTTTCGTCTATGTGCCATTGCTTGGCCGCTTCTTTCCAGTAATTGCCTGGCTCTGCCGGATTGGCTGGACCGTAATGGTGGTTATCTATAGCATTCTGACGATTCTTTAAATTAATATCAATATCGTGTGTGGCAATAGGACAGCCTTTGTTAGCTGCTTCTACTATGTTTATATACTTTCTATACATAATTTTCTCTCTTAGTTGTAGCCGCGTTGAACATCAGTTGCTTGACATTCAAAGCATCCGCATTCAGTACAGTCACATCCGTCAGTCATGCAACTGGTTCCACAATGCTTGCCACACCAGCATGGACATCCTTTATTTTCTAAACGCTTGTACGTATCTTCTTCGTTCATAATTATTCCTTAGTTATCGGTATCAATGTCAGTGCCATCGCAGGGCCGATGCTGAATCCGCCAGTAGGAACTGTTGTTTTAACGGTCACTACTTGTCCTGCAGTCACAGTTGCTGAGTACTGTTTTGACTCATACCAGCATCCTGGCCTTGCTTTTGATCTAGCAAGTCTGCTAGGTCTCGTAGTATGTCAGACATTTTCATGTTTTATTTTCCTTATGTTGTCCAAGGACGTCCTATTACTAGACCGCCTGTATTGGCATTGTCAACTACTGCATCATCACTGTACTGTGTTGGTAGTTGCGTAATATTGTATGTTGCTCTAGCATTACCATCAGTTGCTCGCTTGGTTGCAGCCAAATCTAGTTTAGCCTTCTGCTTGAGTTCTTTAGTTGCTAGTTCCGAAATGCCGTTTGCTGCCATTACTTCATACCACCTAGCTGTTTAATACGAGCTAGTTCATCGACGGGCTCTACTTCTTTGGCTTTCATGTAGTCACGGGCTGTGTCTAGATAGTCAACGGCCTTAGTGATCTTGGCCTGCACCCACTCTGGTAAGTTTTCATCAGCACTTAAAATGCTGCGTAGTTCTTCAGCTGCATCTGCTGCTGTGGTTAGATCCTGCCGGGCCATTTTGCCTTCTTGATCATATTCTGCTCGATCGCCCGTATCATGATCGTTAGCTGATAGTTTGATAATGTCCATAATGAAATCCTCTGTTAAATATTTAGTTAAATACAGTCACTATGATTAATAAACAACCCTTCAAAGAGCTGATTGCAGGACTTAAAGAAAACGGAAAGTACCGAGTATTTAACGATATCCTACGTGAAAACGGCAAGTTTCCCCAGGCTATTTGGTACGGACCGTACAATATTAAGAATATTACCAATTGGTGTTCTAATGATTATCTAGGAATGGGACAGAATAAAGTTGTACTCGATGCCATGCACACAGCATTAGACATGACTGGCGCAGGTTCGGGTGGTACTCGTAATATTGCAGGAACAAGTCACTATCACGTAGCACTAGAACACGAACTAGCACAGCTACATAACAAGACCGGTGCATTATTGTTTACTTCGGCCTATGTGGCCAACGAGTGGTCTTTAATTGCGCTAGCTAAAATTATCCCTAACATTCAGTTTATCAGTGATGCAAACAATCATAACAGTATTATTGTGGGTATCAGCCACAGTAGAGCTAGCAAGCAGGTTTTTAAGCATAACGATTTAAAAGATCTAGAGGACAAGTTAGTCAATGCACAACTCACAGGGCATGTTCCTTGTGTTGTGTTTGAGTCAGTCTACTCAATGGATGGCGATGTTGGACACATCAAAGAGATCTGCGATCTAGCAGATCGTCACGGTGCTATGACATATATCGACGAAGTTCATGCAGTAGGACTTTATGGACCCCACGGTGGTGGGAAAGTTGAAGAGCTAGGGCTAGAATCCCGTATTGACATAGTCAATGGTACATTAGGGAAAGCCTATGGAGTCCAAGGCGGCTATATTGCTGCCGATAAAGAAATAGTCGACGCCATCCGTTCAGTAGCCGCTGGGTTTATCTTTACTACCAGCATGAGTCCTGTAACTTGTGCAGGAGCCTTGGCTGCTGTTAAGTATCTAAAGGATCATCAAGAGCTGCGTGATCTGCATCAAGAACGTGCTCGCAAGCTCAAGCACCGATTAGTTAAGAACGGCATACCCGTGATGGAATGCAGTGACAGTCACATTGTTCCTGTATTTGTGGGCGATGCTAAACGTGCTAAGGCAATGAGTGACCGATTGTTAACTGAACATAACATCTATGTTCAAGCAATAAACTTTCCAACGGTTGATGTGGGAACAGAGCGGTTACGTTTTGCACCTACTCCGTTCCACGACGATGGATTGATTGAAGATCTAATTGTTGCTCTAAAAGAAGTGTTTAGTAGCGTTGAGTAACATTTAAGTAATTGAAGTATTCTTTAATACCATCTTCTATATTAACAAATCCGTTAACATCAACACCTGCTGCTTCTAGATACTCTGTAGAAGCGCAGGTGCTCTTTTGATACTGTGCTTGAAGATCAGCAGGCATGGGGATATACAATTTGTCACCCATCACTGCATCTAGGCAACAGTCAGCCACATGGTCAAAACTGACTGCATTGCCTGTACCTAGATCGTACAGTCCTTCTTTGTAGTTGTTTAGAAAGTGATAGACTGTGCGGGCAACATCTTCAACATAGATAAAGTCTCTAAAGTATTCGTCACTGCGGTCAAATATGTTGATTGCCTTTGTTTCAGTAAGTTGCGTGTGCCATTGGTAAGGAGTACTTGCCATGCGGCCTTTGTGATATTCGTTCGGCCCATAGACATTAAACAAGCGTAGTACTACTCCGTGTGTAATTTCTTGTTCGCTAGCCAACTTGCTAAAGGCGTAATGATTTAGAGGACCTGCACCATTGCCATAGACTGCTGCTGAACTGGCAAAGATAAACTTAACAGCATTCTCTTGGCATAAATCGTGCCACTGGCGTGTGCGTAGAACATTAGTTTGATAGATGCTGCTCCAGTCACGTTCAAGTGTAGAACTGTTAGCACCGAAGTGTATAACAGCATCAAAGTCTTTAATGTCAGTGTCCATCTCTTTAGTTGAGTGCAAGCCTAGATATTTTTTGCCTACTAAGTTTTTATACTGATCACCGGTAGGCAAGTCATCAAACAAGTAGACATCTTCAATACCCTGCTTGTTTAGATAGCCTAATATCACACTGCCAATAAAGCCGCCGGCACCTGTTAATGCTATCATTCTAGTTCTTCCCAAGTTGGAGCATATGCTCCTAGATGTTGGACTGTAACGCTTGCTGCCCTGATAGCATACTCAATTGCAGTAGCGATGTCTCGCTGTATTAGATACTCACAGACTAATGCTGCTAAGAATGTATCCCCGGCGCCGCACACATCACTTACTTCTACCCTAGGAGCAGGAAAGGATAACTCGTGGGAAGGAACCATTGCTCCTTTGCTACCGAGTGTTACAATAAGTCCAGAACATTCTGTTTTGATCTTGCTGTACTCTAGTTCGTTGATCTTTACCCATGCACCTTGCATCCGTTCAAGGTCAGTCTTCTTTGTATCTATAAACACAGGTATCTTAGTTTGTATAGCTTGCTCAATCAACTCGTATGATACTGTTCCTTTAGCATAGTCGCTAAACACAATAGCATCATATCCCAACAATGTATCGTTGCTAAGGCGGATCGAGTGACTTTCGACATCGTTGTCTATGCGAACAATCTGTTGCTTGCTGCGGATATCTATCAGTCTGGTCTTTGTGCTAGTTTCTTCGTGTAAGTAGTTTACCCGACATCCTAATGCTTCTAGGTTACGAGCAACGTTGCCGGCCATGCCGGGCTTGTGTTCTTCGTGCGAAAATTTAAACACAGGAACTGGTGCTTCCGGACTGATGCGATCAACGGTACCGTATTGGTAAACGTCTACGCAATCATCCCCTACTAATAATACGTTGTATGATGTTGGTTGTTGAGTGTTCATCTATTCTCTCAAAATATTCTATGCGTTTAGCATATTCGCTGCCTATCACAGTCTTACCCTTCCAGTCGCTGCCTACCATCATCACAGCAGGACGGAACTGATTAACTAACATTGCAAGCTCTAGATCACTGTCAAATATTTGTACTTCGTCTACTGCCTTTAGATTAGACAACATTGCCTTGCGCTCACCCATAGTATTAATAGGACGAGTTGGGCCTTTTAATTTAGCCACACGCTCGTCGCTGTCTATAGCAACTATTAAGTAAGTTCCTAGGCTACGAGCAGTGTTTAGCAGTCTAACATGTCCTGAGTGCAGTATGTCAAAGGTACCGTTTACAAATACAGTTGTCATGACAATGATTCTACAAATGTTGCAAGATCATCAAACACTTTGGTCCTATGCTTGATATCTTTATAAGTCCACTTGTTTAATTCTTTCTCTGTTTCTAGGCCGTGACCTGTACGAACAAGGACAGGAACTGCGCCGACTTTATGTGCTGCCTTGAGGTCGGACAGTTTATCACCTACAAAATATCCTTTGTTGAATTTAATGTGTTTAATTTCTTCCTCGCATCGTTTAAACATTCCGGTATTTGGTTTAGCAAATATATCACTTTTTAAATTAGTATTGCTATAAAATAATCCGTCTATGCTGGAGCACCCTGCCTGACCTAATAGTTGAAACATATATTCATGTACTCGTTCAACATCCGTTGAAGTGTACAATCCTTTTCCAATTCCGGCTTGATTAGTGATCACAACAATTTTGTGACCCATTCTCCGTAGTTTAGCAATTGCTTCTAGGCTACCGGGTATTGGTATAAAGTCTTCTACGCGATAAGTGTAGGTTCCACGATCGATATTGATGACGCCATCTCGGTCCAGTCCTACAACACATTTAGGGGCAATGTTTTTACTATCATAGACTGATGTTCCTTCATCTGTATTGAAACTAGGATCCTGTACAGGAGGAACATCAGTAGTCCATTTAATTTTAGACATCTAACTGGTTAGCTGAGGTTGTATTCTGACTATCTCCCGGGATAATTCGGTAGTTGTCTTCCACACTATCAGGCGTGCTAACTTCAAATATCATCGAGTTAGGTTTTATAGCAATAAGTTGGTGCGGCATCATAGGAGGATTGTGCCAAGTATCGCCCTCATTTAATATCTTTTCAATATAGGTAGCTGTAGTTGTGTCGCAGTAGATTAGTTTAAATTGCCCTGCATTAACAAACCAAGTTTCATCTTTATCTTTGTGGAAGTGCATAGAAAACTTTGCACCTTCTTTTTCAAATACTAAAATTTTACCTGCATATTTGTCGTTAGTGGCCCAAATGATTTCGTAACCCCAACCTTTGTCTACTTTGCCTTGCAGTCTTTCCATTATACTCTGTTCTCCATAATCTTGTCAGCAAGGCCGTAGTCAATTGCTTCCTGTGAAGATAAGAATGTGTCAAACTTCATAGTCTCAAACAATTCGTCATAAGTCTTACCTGCTGTGTTGTGACGCACATACAATTGTGTAAGACGTTCGTTAATACGTTTGCTTTCTTCGAAGCTGCGACGTGCATCTTCGAACTGCAAATCTTGTACATGGACACTACCGCTAGTACCACGTGTGCCAGAGCTGACACGATGGATCATTGTACGTGCTTCTGGTAGTACATAACGCTTGCCTGCGGCTCCTGCTTGCGCTAGGAATGATCCCATACTACAGGCCTGCCCCATAACATAGGTAGCTACTGGACACCGGATAAACTGCATTGTATCATATATAGCTAGTCCAGCAGTGACGCCGCCGCCTGGGCTATTAATGAACAAGCTGATTTCTTTGTCTGGGTTTTCGCTTTCTAAGAACAATAGCTGGGCTACAATAGTATTAGCCATATTGTCTTCTACAGGACCGTTGAGCATAACAATGCGCTCTTTTAACAATCGGCTGTAGATATCATAGGCACGTTCACCTTTGCTCGTCGACTCTACTACCATTGGGATTAAACTCATTCTGATTCCTTGTTGTTTATTGTTTAATAATAAGCTCTTTGACTCGTGCTGTCAACCAGTCCACAACCTTTATGGTTGGCTGGTATCCTAACTGGTGTAGTCGTGTGATGTCTGCACAGGTTATGTCTACTGCTCCGATTCGATCTGGCACTCTAATCTGTCTGCGGCTAACTGTATCTGCCAATTCTTGTACGCTAACTGTTTGTCCCGTACCTATGTTGTAGATGTCGCCGTTTTTACCGTGTTCCATAATGATCTCAAGAGCTTGGATCGCATCACTGACATGCACAAAGTCTCTACGCTGTTTGCCAGTACCATCTATTATCAATGGTAGATTTTGTTCTGCCATGCTTAGGAACTTGGCAATAGCCAAACTGTATTTGCCATAGTTCATGTGTTCGCCGTACATGGTAAAAGGACGCACTATCACTAGTTCCGTGTTGCCTTTGATTGTCTGTGCAGTAAGTGCCATTTCGGCAGCAGCCTTGCTGACAGCGTAAGGATTAGTTGGCTGCAATCTATCTGTTTCTTTACTTGCACCTTCTATGCCGTTGCCGTAGACACTGCTAGAACTAAAGTAGATGAACTTTTTAACGCCATGTTTTTGGGCTGCGTTGAACAAACTGTGACTGCTAACAATATTAGTATTGTAGTAATCAGCATACTCAGTCCAACTAGCATTAATACGTGTACGAGCAGCACAATGTATTACAATGTCTACATCGGCTAACAAGAATTCATAATACGCAGAATCCTCGCGAAGGTCTGCTTGATTGATACTGTGATGCCATTTGACCAATGTACCATTTTCAGCACTAAACAGATCAGCAGGCAGGTCTATGCCAATTAGGTCAAATCTGTGCATCCAAGCATCAACCAAGTTGCGTCCAACGAATCCGTCTACACCTGTGATTAAAATTCTCTTCATATATGTATTTTAGCAGAAAAACTCTTGCATTGCAAGCAATATGAGTATAGAATTAAGGTTCCAATAAATACTTCTTTATAAGTTGAAGGATATGTCAGTACTATTATTAAACGCAGACGCCGCCCCAGTTAGTATCTTGCCGTTGAGCACGGTCGGCTGGGAAGAAGCTATACGCTACATTGTTTTGGACAAGGTAGAAGTGTTGGCTTGGTATGAGGATTGGGTTGTTCGTTCCGAACACTGGAGTACTCGCGTGCCTGCAATCATCATGCTCAAAGAATACCAAAAGCCAAAGAACACAATGCGCCTAAGCAAGCGTAACATCTTCTTGCGAGATCAATACACTTGCCAATATTGCGGAGTACATTGTACAGATTCATCGGCCACATTGGATCACGTTATGCCACAAAGCAAGGGCGGCAAGACCACTTGGGAGAATAGTGCATTAGCCTGCAAACCTTGTAACTACAAGAAGGCAGCATCAACCAAAATGAAACCATTTACAAGACCTCACAAGCCTCATTACTGGGAACTAGTCGAGAAACGTAAGAAAATGGGCTTTAATTTGGCACATTCAAGTTGGGCTGATTACCTAAATTAACGGTTGACAACCATGTAGTTTCCTGCTATAATTGTTACACAGTTTGAGAACATTTCGTTATAAACTGCACAATGATTAACCTACTAGGTTAGAAAAGGAAACTATATGGCTACTACTCGCCGACGCGCTGTTGCGCACAATGCTCTGCAAACTTTTATGCAGAATTTCAATAATCCCTTTACTGTTGAACCTGCGTTCATTGACTGTAAAGAGATGAGTAAAAACTACAAAGACGGACTTGTTCCCCTGAGGGACATTGCTAAGGCAGTTGATGCGGTTATCGGTCCTTGGCAGGGACGAATCAATCAATACTTTAGGTTGATTAACTTAACTCCATATTTTCAAGAAATACCAATAGATCACGTCTTTAGTCATCCGGCATTCAATCGAGACACAAGTCCGAATCATTGTGCAAAACTAGAAGCAGATTGGTTTGATCAGTTCGCTATGGTATCACTTGGTCTTAAAATGCCAGTCAAGTATGGCAACATTGTGCTGAATGCAGATAGTACTCATACAAGTACAAATCGAATCCGAATGGGCGCAAACATGTTGCCATTCTGGATTGCTGATGTTCCAGATCAAGGAGACTTTGACTCTACATTTGCGCTTGCATTGCTTATGGCTGGCCATTTGTTCTTGGCTATTAATGTGCGTAACAAACGAGGCGTTGATATTTTTGATCAACACTTTATTAAGGTAGCTACTGGTATCCACCCTGCTCCACAAATTGATGCAGTTATTAACAAGGTAGCAGGCGTGGTTATTAAGCGGGCAGGTAACAAGATTACTGGTGCTATTCATAACTTAAACGAAACATATCAAACGTTTGACCTGGATGCTAGTACTGCACATCCAGGCCGTTTATTGCAGACTAGCCTAACGTGGTTAGCAACTAACTTCAGGCATCAAAGTATTGATGGTTGTTTGTTGACTAGCTTTGCTATGTTTATACAAGAAAATGAAGATGCTGGTATTAAGTTTACACAGAATCAGACAACTAACCTAGCAAAGGAATTGTCGCTGCGATATAATACTGCAAACAGTGCTCAATTAGAAATTAAGAAAGCCTGTTTGTTGTTAAACAAATCACGTCCGGGCTACACAGCACTAGACAGTAACTATGTTGTTAGCAACGGATTGTTGCACATTGCAAGGAAAATTGGATTGCCTTGTGTTCGCGATCAATTGGCACAATGGGAACAAGGATTCTAATATGGCTTGGTACTACACATTTAATCCTCTAGTGGTGCCTGAAGGCTTGCTGCACACTAAACCAGGCATTACTAATAGTTTTCCTCTTGGTCGACTGGGCAAGTATCAACTACCTTACGGACCGTTTTGGGAAGCAAGCTATACTTGGTTGTGCTATCACGAAGATCCAGCTGTGATTAAGTGGATCGAAGATAGTGTACTAGGGCACTTTCGTCATCGTTGCTGTACACTTGGTGCAGGTATGACAGAATGGCTCATGCTCACTTCTTGGCAAGACGTTCGAGACTATGTCCTGTTAATCTGTAACGGCACTGGCATTACTATTATTGATTACGGTCCCGGACCGTGGACTGCTGTAAGAATTCAAGCCGAGTTACAAAGTAACTAATTGTGGTTGACAATTGTGTTTATAAATAGTATACTAAACTTGTTCATTTAAAAAGGAGAACATCATGGCATATCGTGCAAAAAATGGTAGCGTTAAAGCAGCAGCTCGTCGAGCATTGCGTAGAAAGTAATCATAGCAGCTTAACCGTTAAAAAAGCACCCCTGGGGTGCTTTTTTACGTTCCTCGTTGAACGAATCAGTTGACAGCTAGCCCGTTTGATGCTATAATATATACATATTAACAGCAAAGGCAATCATGCGTTATATTTTGGCAATGTGGAATCAAGAAGGGTTTGAGTGTCTGCAAGACATTACAGACAAGCATCCTGATAACTTTGAGAAGGGTCAAATTATGGACATCCTCAAAGCACAATCCAACCCACTCAGCCAGCAGCTATCCACAATGAAGCTACGTGCTGGATACAATAGTCAGCGATGCTACGAAATCTATGTGTTCAGTACAAATGATGCCCTAGAGTTCAAAGACCTTGAAGATTGGATGAACACTGACCCACAAAGCCTAGTTGAATGGATCCGTGTTAATCACTACTCCAAAGTTTATAGCGACTACCGCCCAAAACACAAAATCAAAATCGTTTAAGGAATATAATGCGCACCCAACCACAAGATATTATTGCTCGTCTAGAGGCAGACAACAGTCGCCTGGCTAAAGAAGCTATCCTTGCAGAAGCTATGGAAGAAGGACTTGATGAGTTCTTTGAAGGTCTAGTTATGAGCCTAGACAAGCTGTACACCTTTGGTGTTAAAGTAGTTCCGTCTAAAGAATCTGCAGGTGGGCAGGGGCTGGCCTGGGCACAATTTAAAGAACTAGCACTAGCCCTACGCAAGCGTGAGCTTACAGGACATGCGGCTCGTGATGCTATCGAATTGGCTATGGGGGTGGCCACCCAGGAGCAATGGAATGGCTGGTACCGTCGCATCCTTATCAAGGACATGCGAGCAGGCTTTGGTGAAAGCACTGTAAACAACGTGTCTAAAAAGAGCAAGAAAGAACAGTACAAGATTCCAGTGTTCGAATGTATGCTGGCCCATGACGGTGCTAAACACGAAAAGAAAATTGCTGGAAAAAAGCTACTAGAAAAGAAACTAGATGGTGTACGCTGTCTTACAGTTGTAGACTTCGAAGCTCGCTCTGTTACTATGTACACACGTAATGGCAAAGAGCTTGTGAACTTTCCGCATATTGTCAAGGCCTTTGAAGACAACATGGATAACTTTGGTCGTAGCTACGTGTTTGACGGTGAAGTTATGTCTAGCTCATTCCAAGAGCTTATGACCCAAGTACATCGTAAAAGCAACGTAGAAGCCTCTGATGCTGTGCTTAACCTGTTCGACATCTTGCCCTTGGTAGAGTTCAAGCAGGGCGAGAGCACCATGGGTCAGCGTAGGCGCTCAAATTTCCTTAAGGCCAACTTCAGCCAGATCTTTGCAGATGCAGGCTGTATTATCATTGTTCCGCAGATTGAAGTAGATCTGGACACAATGGTAGGCATGGTAGAGTTTCAGGACTTTAACAAGCTGATGGTCGAGCAGGGCTACGAGGGTATCATGATCAAAGATGTAGATGCCCCCTACGAGTGCAAGCGTTCAGCAAGCTGGCTCAAGCAGAAGCCCTTTATTGAAGTATCACTGGAGGTAATAGATGTTGAAGAAGGTACTGGACGAAATATCGACAAACTTGGAGCTTTGGTTTGCTCCGGCATAGACGATGGGAAGCAAATTACAGTCAATGTTGGTAGTGGCTTTAGTGACGTTAATCGAGATGAGCTTTGGGCTTGCCGTGATACTCTTGCTGGCCAGGTTGTTGAAGTAAGGGCTGATGCAGTCACGCAGAATCAGGATGGCACGTATAGCCTACGCTTTCCTAGATTCTTACGCTTCCGTGGATTTGTCAAGGGTGAAAAGATCTAGAGCCAACTGTCTACAGCCTGGGCTCCGCTTAGTACTGTAGACGCTGTCCATAGGTCTTCTTGGGCTGATTCATATACCCACTCAGGCCCAGGGTTACTGGCCACTAGCCAACTATTCTGCTTGCCCCCGGAACTAAGGCCATCTAGCTCTGCTTGTAGTTGTCCGGGTGCCCACGAGCAATAGCCAAGCATCATACGAAACCGCTGGGGGTAATCGCCGTTGCTCATAGCTTCAAACATACTGATGTTAGAAGTCATACTCCAGTCTTCGTTGATTTCTTCTGTGTAGTCATCTAGACTCCATTCTGAGTCATGTAACATCCACACAGTACCTGGGCTCATAGGGCCACCCCAGTACAAGGGAAAATTTAAATTGATATCAACCCCTGCTTCAACCACTATGTCCTGTAGTGTATACTCAGTAGGTTTGTTTAAACATAGGGCAAATGTGCCCCTGCTTACTGCGTGTGTGAGCATTATCACCGCGTCATTAAAACGCAGGTCTATCATGCCCGGAGGTGCTATAAGAAGATCGCCTGCGCGTGCAGTTACTGTCATTGTGTTTAGCTCCTATTGTAAGATTATTTTATGACCAGTCTGGCAAGGGTCCACCGTACTTTTTGCCCTTGATTTTTTTACCTCTAACCTTGACTCTATCGCTGCCTACTTTGTGACTCTTGCCACCATCACGGCTACGATAGCCCTGACTTTTGCAGGAACTTAATTGGCTAGCACCCAGAGCTGAGTCTGGCTTGCCACTTTGACAGAGACCGCGACTTGCAGGTTCTTCGTCTACTAAACGGTCTACAACTTCAAATATTTTCATAGTTTATGCTACCATACTTATGGCCATTACAGCCGTGACCAACATGTTCTTTAGTTCAACATTGTCCGCTTGTTTATTTAACTCCGCTGCCGAAACCAGATTTTGTACCAACTCCTGATACTCTGATTGCGATAGCCCTCCACCCTGATACTGATCGTTAATGGCCAGTGCCATAGCTGCCCGTGTTTCTGCCCATGGCCGTCCACATGTACTTAGTTGTTCCAATTGTTCACGCATCAATATCTCCCTAATACAGCCTTGGCGGCTCTTTCGCTTGTTTGTGTTAACAGCAGCTTGTTCAGTTCGCAGTAAGCCAAACTACCATCTCCACGCAGAACCCATCTCGCCACTATCTCCTGCATGGGCAGTACTACTCGTATAACGTCCTGCTGCAAGAACCCTTTGGCACGACTGTACTCCATAAACCATGTTAAATCCTGCTGTATAGGCAGAATCTGTGCAGGCTGTGGCTGAGCACAATCTATGGCTATGACCTTGACTCGAACGTCTATTACTCTAGCACTTTGATTATGATCCCAAAATGAGGGAATCCAAGCTGTGACTGTGCTGCACCCCGAAAGGAAGACTGTGATGCAGACCAGCAGGTTGTTCATACACATATTTAACTCAATGGTTGCAGTTTCAGAGTTTTTCCTGTATAATATACAGATGACCACACACTATATACACCCCCTGAACAAGCACCAGTTGATCATTAGAGACATACTGTGTGCGCACAACCCCAAGTACCAGGGCCGTGAACAAGAGCTAATGGAAGATTGGGGGCTGTTCAATGTGGAACGTATAGTGGAAGAACAGATGGCTGCGCTGGGTGGATATGATCGTGTGGATGCCACGGGCTATGACAATTCAGACTACTCGGAAACCAAAACAGGCACTGTTCGCCGCCATGATCGAACTGCCACTATCACCAGCATATTGACCGAACGAACACGCACTGCCAAAGTAGGTGACATACGTGCTGTGATGTACAATGAGTTTACTGAAAGACTGGACTACTTCTTTCTGCCCAAAGCCTATTGGGAAACTATCAGAGAATACGGTAAGAGCAACAGTGACATACTGCGTGCCCGTTACAGTCCCAGCACAGATAGCATACACAAATGGCAGGACCATCGTGTGGATAGTTTTCTAGAACTGGCTGTTAAACTGTCAACAGTGTCTAGTCCATACGAATACCGAGAACTAGATACTCCAAAGAATACCTTATTCGACTGGACATGAAGCCGTAGTTGCGCCGAGCGCCCGCGCAGATTTTTCACACACGATCTAGTTCAGGTGCAGCACGAAGTAGAGGAAAAGCCAGCACTAGGACACAGCAGTATTTCGGGGGAATCCAAAAAAGATATAGTCCCTGATCCCGTATTTCAACTAGACCAGAATGCTGTTGTACCAGCTGCCATACTGCTTCGGGATCTGATGCTGCCCAATAAGGTAACTTGTAGCAGCATAGTTTAGTTAGTTTCTCAGTCATATCTAGCTGTATATAGTATAACTATGTGTGTAGAGAATACTATACTGAGAGAACCTAAACACAATGAATACTAAATTAACCACCTTGATAGTGAGCATAGCAGCAGCCTTGATCTGGATCGCAGGTTACTTAGCAGGCTCTGCACAGCTCTAACTAGTGTATATACACTATACTGACTATACACACTATATACAATATACAGCATATACCACGAAGGGGGTGGCTGTAGTGTAGGGTAGAGTACGGTGAATCCAGGTTGGCAACGGTGAATCCAGGTTGGCACCATTTGAACTATGCCTCTCACGCCATTGTTCAAGATTGTGCAAAAAAGTGCAAGATTGTGTGATATTCTGGACCAAACGACTCAA